ATTGAACTTCTCTAGGATAGGTTTTTCAACGGCATGGGTTATATCAAGGAAGTAATTCAACCGCCATGTCCTGAAGTCCATGGAGAACATGCCGTTGCCTGGCCCTATCTCTAGGCTGTTGTATATGTTGGTCCTAGAGAACTGGAATATCTTACTTTGTACTTGTCTGGCTGTAATGGGATCAACTGTAGGTTTTTTAAGTTTTTCTTCTCGGTCTTTATTGAACCATTCCGGAGTCTTGTCCAGCCTGTCAATGATTTGTTTGTTGTTGGCGTCCACAGCCAACGCAAGGTCCTTTAAAATATTTAGATTGGAATCTATCAACTCCTGTAGGTCTTCTTTCTTGACCCTTTCCAGTTTTTCTATAAGTAATTTTATCTCTTCTATGCTCAACATAATAGTATTTAGAATTCAAATAGTTTGTTGAATGTATTCGTGGTCTCTGTTGACTGCACGTCCCAACCCAGTACTCCTATGAGGTTGTCGATCTTTTGATCCAGTATTGTTGATTCCATTGCATCGCCGTCGAACGGCAGTTCCTTGAACCATTCCGGTATACGCATCTCGTCCACGGGATATGCTATGCTGGTGTATCCAAGCGGATTCTGTTTGAGTTTACACACTATCACCTTGGCACCATCAGTTATTGGCATTGAGTACTTGTCGCCGTACATCTCCCTGCACCTGTTCCAGTTCATGCTGGCTCTCACGTGGCCCGGCATATTTGCTCTCCCGGCCTTTTCCTCTGCCGCTGTGTACTTGGTCATGTTGTTTGCTCTCTTGGGAGATCCCTTCTCCCATCCTGGTCTGGATTTGAACTCTGCTCTGAATTCGCTGATTTTTTCTAGTACTTCTTTCTCGTCCTTGCCTTGTAGGACCATGTATAGAAGATCACTCAAGAAGTCCTGCACGAAAACAGGTGTGTCTGATCGTTTAAGATCTAGTCCCATGGCTTTCATCTTGCCATCCTTGCCCTCGACATCTGCACGTTTACCTTCCTTGTCATAGTACAGTACAGCATATCTCTTCTTTGTGATGAACAATCCTTTTGATGCAACAAGTTCTCTACCCGCCGCTATGACTTCTCCCCTTGTGCTTGGTGTGTGGAATGCTTTGGTCATGAATGATTTGAATGATCCGTTGACTTCATCTGCTATCTTGTCATACAGTGCCACGACAGAATCTTTCGTCCATGGTATAACACCCTCGTTGATCTCTTTCTGTAATGTCTTGTGTGCTGTGAAGTATACCGAGTCTGTGTCTCCGTACACTATGCTCTCTCCCTTGTGGTCATACTTGCCTGCGATGATCTCATTGGTCTTACTGGCCATGTGTTTAGTGATACACCTGCCTGTGAGTGTCACACTCTGCCCAATCCTCATGTCAAAGAATCTGCAACCTGGATTCAATATCGCACCATACAGACTGTTTAGATTAATTTTCTTCACAAGTTGCCTTTTGTCCCAATATTCTCTTTCGATCTCATTGTCTCCGCACTCACGCATCTTCTTTTGCATTTCCTGTCTCTCTGCGTACCAACGTTTCAACAAACCCGGAATGATCGCTTCGTACTCGTATGTGAATATTGTTCCGTTCGCACTCAACATCCATTTGTTGTTGCCGTCAAACACGATCTCGTACAGTTGTGCGGCACTCATACGCACACTGGTCTTGTCTTCCCAGTCCACGATTATCTCCGTGCCCTTCTCTTGATTCATCACTGCCTGGTACTCCCAACTTCCAAACTGGCTGTCCCACGCCGCCGCGAATGATTTCTTGGCGTGTTTGGCCCTGTTGATCTCTGCTGATGTTATGACCGGCCTTATCTGTCCCACTATGGTCTCCGGACCCATGTTCAATGCTCTAATCACACTTGGATACAGTGAGTTGATGTCAACTGATCCGATCCAATCGTGTATTCCTTTTTGAGGGGTTGCCACGTGTGCACCTGCCGCCGGTTGATTCTCTTCACCGTCTTTCTTGTACTTCCTGCCCGGTACCTGCATTCCACGTCTGTGTGTTTCGTTAACGATTGCCTGTTCCGTGACCGCAACTGCACCCATCGTCGTTTGTAGTAGTACAGTGTTCTGGTGTGCAATCTCGTTGGCAAGTTCTATGAACTTCAATTTCTTCTCAAGTTTGGCCAACAGTGCGGTATCCTGTCTGTTGTATTCTATGAACAATCCAAAGTCATTCTTGTACAGGTTGTCGAGCGAGCCCTCGTATACAGTTTTTCTCTCATCCAACTCGTGTTCACCAATTGCGTCTAGTCTGAAACTGTGTCTTTCCTCATATGTGTACTTCCTGTATAATTCTAGCAAGTCCAAGTGTACACGTCCCACAAGATCAAAACTCAACTGCTCTCGACCATATTTTTCAAATACTCTCTTCTTTGGCTTCTCTCCCCAGAAACATAATCTTCTCGTGTCATCTGAACTCAACACCTTCTGTATCCTACCCACGGTGTACGGGATATCATATCCCTCACTGTTCCATCCTGACAATATGTCTGCATCTTCGACAATCTGTAGGAATGCGTCCAACATGTCTTTCTCTTTCTCAAACAGCATTGTGTTGTCAAATCTTTTCGTGAGCTCTTTGGCATCGTCCATGCTGATGGTCTTGGGAGGCACTGCGAAGGTGACCAGTTGGTCCGTCCAGCTCATGTAACAACTTATGGCAGTTATGGGCATGAACGGATCATCTGTTGTTGAATAACCTCGATCCGGATCGAAGTCCACTTCAATATCAAAAAACATAACATTTAATTTGGGCGTCTCCTTGCCCAAGTAGTTCTCTTCCAAACACCTGAACACAGGATTGATATCATTCTCATACAGTTGTTTGTTAGATCTGATCCTCTGTTCTTTTATGAATTCTTTGTTGGTTGCACACTGCACTCTCTGTAAAGGTGCACCGGTCATTGACCTGTGTTTGCCCCTTGCGTCCTCGTAGTAGAACACGTACCTGGCATCGTACTCCGTGAATATCCGACCCTTCTTGGGATCACGTTCTACGACGTATATCTTGTCTTCGTCTTTTTTAAATAATGCATCTATGTAACTCATACTACCACCAATAACTTGCCACGCCGTAGCCGTAGACATTTATGATTGCGAAGTAGCCAGTGATCATCATCACGAACGCCGCTTCTCTCCTGTATGAAGCATAACATTGTGTTATCGCTCCTATGAAGAATCCAGGATAGATTATGGTCATGTCTGGGTCTGCGGCCGTTATCGCGAGTGTTAGGCTGGCTCCTACTGTGAAAATGAAACTGACAAGTTCAAAATAGAACGCTGTCCTGTCACTCTCAAAACTACGAAGCCAGAATGATCTGACTTTCGCCAACATTAAAGTTTGCCGGCCGTGTTAAGTATGCTCTCCAGCGTGTCCATCTCGTCTGCGATGTTCTGGTAGTTGCCCTTGTGTGCAACTGATATCGCCTTGTTGATCAGTGCTGGTTTCAATTCTAGTTCTTCTGCGATTGCTTTTACTGTGTCTTTCAATCCACCCTTCAAGTCCTCGACCTCACCTAGTACCTGTGAACCTTGGGAAATGATCTGGATCAATTTCTGCTTTTCTGCGTCATTGAAGTTTCTTACTGCCATTTGTTTCTCCTGTTGTTATCCCTTTATTATATAATAAATTTTGTATTATGTAAACTGTTTTATCTATGATGCGAAAAATTTGTCTTTTGGTATTTTTTGCCAGTCCTTTGTAGGTACTATTTCTTCGTTCCAATGCACTTTTTTAAGTGAGTATGGATATTTCTCCTGTTCTAAATATTTTACCATCCATGATTTGTAGCCACTGTTTTTAAGATCATTGGTAGTGTTGAGCCAGGACTGTACTAGATTAACATCAAGTAAAGGATTCCTCGCTTCGACACCAAAATATCCGCAAACAAGATCAAATCTTGACACAGAGCGCCTTAGTTTATTTGCGTGATTGTACCATGGCCATATTATTTCTAGGCACTCAGGCCATTTGCCGTTAGACCTGCCTGAAAATAATCCACTACGTTGATTTTGATGATCGTTGTAAATCTCGTCACCTCCTGCTCCGATCAACAGTATTTTCATTTTTTTTCTTTTCATGTATTTCTTATGAATGTTGATCAGTGGTTCAACCTCGTGGCCTTCTAAGATCCATGAGTCGGAAATGATTCCATTGAACATGTCTATCTTTTCAAACGAGTCGCCACCTGGATGTGTTGTCAGTTTGGAACCGTGTATTTGTATTCTTTGCTTTAGAACATCTTTGAATTCGTAAACCGGATCGCAAATACAGTCTATTTGATTAAAAAATTTGTGTGATGCACAAGCAATCACACCAGAATCGAGTCCACTGCTCAAAAGTGTTGCTGTTATGCCTGGAGTGTGTCTATGCTTGACTGCCTTTTCAAATTCTTCAAAAACATTATCAAAATTTTTTTTTGTTTGTTTTAGATTCCATTCCTTGTTTGTGTGTACGGATAGACTGAAATCAGTACGATCGATTACATAAATTTTATTTCCTTCAACACGCCATGCCGCGTTGTGTTTTTGTTGAACCACATTAGGAAGACTTGCTATGGTAATTTTTCGTGATGATCCACTGTGGTAAAACCATAAATTTCTTTGGTCGAAATGATCTACGCAGAACACTATGTTTTTTTCCGTAACATATATCAATGCATACTCTCCGTTCAATTCACGAATCACTGACATTGTGTGATTTAGATTTTCGTCTAGATTATCAGCGATCCACTTGGTGTCGTTTTGTTTGCCACTGTTATATGTTGATCCGTTGTACAACAGGATACCAGATTTTGTATGATAAGGTTGTGGTGTGTTTTGCCCTATGGTATTCAACATGCTGTGAGCAAAGTATCCTGATTCATCTTTAACTTCTGTGAATCCTTCTGGGCCTCGTCTTTTCAGCATCTCGAGATCTGAAAAACCGTTGGAGTCTTGGGAATATAATATACCGCACATGCTGTATTAGTTAAGGTTATTTTTATTTTGTAGAAACGTTTTTGGCCTTACCACGTCTGTTCTTGTTGGGATCCTGTCTACGTTTTCTACTTGCCGCGGACTTCCTGCCTTTCTTGCCTAGTGCGTGTGCTTTCGATCTTGGTAAGCATTTAGGCTTACCTTCTTTGCTGGAACCCCTCGCACAGTCACCCCTGATCTTGCCATCAGGACCAAACCGTACCCATTTGTCCTTGAACCATTTCTTGAGGTCCTCGTTCAGTGATTCCGCGAATACCAATCCACCACAGTTCACACAGAAGTCCACGTCCTCTTTCTTGACGCAGTTGGGCACACGTTTGCCGAACATGGTCTTCATGCCCTTCTTGGTGTAGCCTTTCCAACACTTCTCTGTGATTATCTCACTGGCTCTCATTATTATTTCTTCTTGCTGTTGCCCCAGTTGGCCGCACCCTTTTTACGGCACTGCACTAGTGCACCACTGGCGTAGGCCGAAGGCCATACTTTGTATCTTGATTTCACTTTGTGATAACAGGCGTCCTTCTTCTCCGCTAACTGCTCGAACTCTTCCTCTGTGATACCAACCACTTCACGGATCTGCATGTTACCACTTCCTGCAAGACCAATATCTCGCTTTGGTCTTTGGTCCTGGGTTGGCACAGTTGTGTCTCGCCCTGAATGATTTTCTCGCTTTTGGATTTGATTTCCTGATCCTCATTGTGGGTCTCTTTGCACTTGTACCACCGTGTCCAAAGTTCACCTTCTTGACGTTGCCTGTCTTAGGATCTTTCACGTACACTTTGAATTTCTTGACGTCACCTCTCATGGGTTTGTTAAGTGGAACTTTCCTACCTTGGTACTCTGCGTCAAATAATTCTGTTTCGTCTTCTGGGAAACCCAATGGACCTAGAACCTCTTCAAAGTCTTCGTCCTCTTCAATGTCAAACTCATCACCTTCTGGCATTGGTGTGTATTCGTGTTCGTCCAGTGCCACCAGGGCCTCTTCTGCGTTCTTCAGTGATTGTATCGCTGATTTCTTAGCGTCATCATCCACTGAAAGTCTCTCGATCCTGTCTTTAATTGCTGAGATGTCTAATAGTATTTTCGTGAATTCCATCTTTTCATCATCTGCTAATTCGTTCATTTCGTTTGTGGGCACGTTAATGCCATCAATCCTGTTCATGATATTTCTGATCTCTATCATTGATTCCGCTATCGGTGAGTTGCCCATCTGCATCTGTGTCCTGTCGTTTG